TTTAAGTTTCAATGCACCAACGTTTCTAGTAATACCTTCAGGATCACCTTCTTGTTCTGCTTGACTTAATAATCCACCTAATAAAGAACCACCGGCAAACACTCCTAAAGTTTTACCTAATGTTTTTTCACCACCTAAAAATTTTGAAGCTGTTTCTAAACCTGGAATTGATGGAAAACCTCCAGAAAAAATACCACTAGCTGCTGAACCTAATCTTGAAAACATACTAGCACCAGATGCTCCAAAAGGAATCATTCCTAAACCACCTATTAATGCAGCTTTACCTAAATCTGATTTAGCTATATTTTTAACTGCACCTGTAACACCTTTAACAGCTTTCTTTACAAAGCTACCTAAACCGTATTTTTGTCTAGGTTCAAGGCCCATGATGCCTCCACCCATACGCAATTGTCTATTCATTTGTGATCTGTTTATTGCCATATTTTAAATATACTTATATTGTTAAGCAGGCGTAGATATCCTGTAAATACTATACTTTATTTGATTTTTTTGTTAACGTCAACACGTTTTAAGCCTGTCAACATATCGTAAAATCTACCACAATACTCATGGTCACCTATATGAGATATATGGTCCATTATATAAACATATACTTTACCACCAATATCGGTCCATCTTTGACAGAATCCAAAGTCTTCTCCAAAGTATCGTTTAGTTTCTGGGTCGTGTAAGGTATCAAATAAGTTGTAAAGGTTTTCTTTTTTAATCTCTTTACCATTAATAACAGTGGGTTGATATATCTCTAATTCAGGATGTTTTGCTATCAATTTATCTATTACATTTCTTTTAATTAACATACATCCTGTTGGAGCATGAGTTACTTCCATAACTCCTTTATCTACTATTAGTTTATTTTCACCGATTTTAATTGGATACATGTACCCCGAAGACAACATATCTTCTTCTGATTTAACCATATCGGTTTCTTTTATATTATTCCACATTTTTTTTGTTTCAAACAGCTTCATTGGATATGGACATGCAATTATATCTTTGTCTGCATCAATCATTTTAAATATAGTATTACTTTGAAAAGAAATATCAGAATCAATAAATAGTAAGTAATCATAGTTGTCTTTATGATTCAAAAACTCAGCGACACATAAGTTTCTACCTTGTGTAACCAATGATGATTTTAATAAACTAAAACTAACCATTATATTTCTTTTCATACATTCTTGTTGAAACTTTAAAACTGCTTGAGTGTAATGCATAGATACTTCACTATGACATGGAGTACATACCATTATTTTAATAGCCGGTTTTAATTGACTTTTAGAATCTACTCTTTCTAATTTTTCTGTTTGGTAAGTATCTTTATTAGCGCTTGTTTTTTTATGGTCATTAAACCAAATAGGTTCATTATTTTGCATTGATTGCTCCTTGTAAAAATCTTGTCCAAGATGTTCCTTTAATATTCCAATTATAAAATCTATTTACAAATTGCTTTTGCATATCTAAATGATCCTGGATGCCTGGTGCTTCTAATGCTTTAGCAGCAACTTCTATACCTTGTGCAAATTTTTGTGCTAAAGATTTATAGTCATTAGAATAAGGAATATACATTGGAAACTCAGAACAGGTTTCAAATAGAGCTCCATAATTAGTAACTACACAATATAAACCTGCAGCCATAGCTTCTAAAGCTGATATACAAAATGTTTCTTCCCAAATACTTGGATACACAAATAGTCTATAATCTTTTAAATGTTCTTTAATATATTCATTGGGTTTGTAACCAATATAATTTACATTAGGGAGTTGTCTAGCTTGTTCATATAAAGCTTGATAGTGTTTATCATTTTGTTCATGAAAAGCTTTTCCATATATTTCTGTTGATGAATATACATCTAAAGATATTAATGGATTCTTAACAAGTTGCATTGCACCTAGTAATACAGATAAACCTCTCCATGGAGTACATTGATGAATAATTTTTATGGGTTGACCTTTTACATAAGGAGATTGAATAGGGTTTATATTTTCAACACCATTTTTTATAACTACACATTTTTCTGTAGGGATATCAAATGCCATTCTAAATTTTTCATAACTCCAATTAGAATTAAATACATACCAATCATATTTATGATGGTTAGATTTATCTTTAAACCAAGGTGCTAAATTAGGTTGATCATATGAATTTTTTTCCCAAAGAATATTTAACTTAGTGGGGTGTAATGGAATTTTCTCTGGTACTGATGTTGTAATTTGTACTTGATCTAATAATTTAGGATCAACGTGTTTTCTTAAATATTCAAATTGTAATTCTGTTCCGCCTCTAGGTTCCATTATTTCTGTCCCATCACTTTCTGTAGTAAGTTTAATCCTTTATTAGTAACTGTAACTGCTGTATCAACTGCTAAATCATCTTCAGCATGATTCTTTAAAAACTCTTCTTTAGTTTCATAAGTCTTATTTGTAGACTTACTTCTAAAAGTGTGTTTTGTTTTTGTTTCTATCTTTATAGGTTCTTTATCCATTCTCTTGTGATCTATCTATCATAAGATAGCTCACTTGTCCAGAGGCCTTATTAGCAACACTAGCTTTTACTTTTAATATGTCTCCTGCTTCCATATTGATAATATCTTTTGCAAAATTTTCTGTGGTTTTATTTAAAAGCTTGTGAGCTATTTCAACATCAGAACCACCCGATTTTTTTAAAACTACATCTATATCAACATTGGTATTATCTATTACTGTAGTTTGTACCGCTTTTACAATAGCAATAGAAGATGTATTAATTGTTAATACTGTCGTTAAATTAGTTGTTGTTAAATCAAACGTTTCACTTTTATAAAAATTTGCCATTAGCTAAGAAACCAATTCTTTCTATCTTCTTCATTTCGAAGATCTTGTTGATAACCAAAGTTAAGTTCATTCTTTAAAACATCTAAACCTTCTCTTAATTGTCTTTGATTAGACTCATCATACTCTGTTGTAGGTTCAGGGATAACTGCTGTAATTTTTGCCATTATCTTCTTCCTCCTGCATTAATATCTAATCTTAAAGTACCATATCTCCAAGATTCATCAACTGCGTCATTCTCTATTTTTACACTTACTTGTCTTCCCCTAACTCTAGTGCTTACAAAATTAGTGGTACTATTAATAGTAAAAGGTCCAGTGATTAAAGATCCAGAAGCAGACGATTGTGAATCTGTCGCTGGATAATTAGTAAAGAACATAGTAATTTTTGCATTGCCACTTAAGTTTTTAAAGTCAGGTATAAATCTTGATACTCTCATAACATTCTCACCATCGCCTCTTATATCTCCTATTCCAGTTGTTTGCCCTTGCATAGTTCTTTTTGCAGTAATGTCATAATCTCCAGATTGAATATAAGAAGTAATCGCTGTTGCGTTTCCATTAGCATCTACTTCATTAACACCTGTTTCATGGGCCCAATATTGACTAGATCCAAAAGTATTAGTTGCACCATTTATCACTGGAAAACTTGGTGTACCTGATGATGTATACTCTGTTGCATAAGGAAGTCCATAGGTGTGAGCATCATTATATGATGTTCTAGATAATGATCCTGTTGTCCAAGTTTGTTCTATAAAATTAAATACAACATTTCTGTTAATTTGCTGCGAGCCGCTAGCTGCATAGTACCAGCCCACTTCATTAAATAATGAATTATGATAACCATATGCAATTTGATTAGCATCATAATTAATACCTAAATTATCACCATCTGTTGTAAATACAAAATCTTCAACAAGTGATGGTAATTGTTTTACGGTTCCATCAAACATAAAGAATCCTCCACCAAATCCCATCCAGAAGACTGCACCTTGTGCATAAACCATTGCATGTTGACCTAGACATCCACAATTAGAACCTACTTGTCTAATACTAAATGTAAAAGGAGGTCCTACAAACTGAATGACATAAGCTGCTTGATCGGTTAGTACCAATACATAATCTTTACCTTGCACTGCTCCAATAATTTCATTTCCTTGGTCTAATCTAAATGTACCCGCAGTATTA